GCGGCGTCGAGCTGCGCCTGGGCGACCTTGTCGAGCTTGTCACTGAGCGATTGCAGCGTGGCCTGCAGGTTGTTCTGCACGCCGGTGTTGAGGTCCGCCAGACGTGCCTGGATTTGGTTGTTGACGTCGGTGAGGCGCGCAATTTGCTCCGGCACCAGCGCGGCGCGCTGCTCGGGCGAAAGCAGGCTCATGGCCTGGTTGACATCTTGATTGAGGCGCTGCAGCAGCTGCTGAATCTGCAGCGGGTCGTTGCTGGCCAGCGCTTGCGCGAAGAGGCTGTCGGCCTCCTGTTGCAGGAAGGCGAACTGCTGCTCGGGCGTCATGATCGACATCTGCAGCGAGCGGATGGTGTCGCCGAACATGCTGCCGACGGCGTCCTGCACCTGCTTGATTTGCAGCATCATTTGCAGCGCCGCCGAGCGGAAGCTGCTCATCCCGGTGACGAGCTGGGCGAGCGCGTTCTCGGCATCGGGCACGATGTTGAGCAGGTCGCCCACGCCGCGCTGCTGCGCGCGGTAGGCGGCGAGCACGCTGTTGCTCTGCTGGTCAAGCATGCCCTGCAGCGCCTCGCTGGTGCCGCTGATGGCATCCTGCGCGGCGCGCTGGGCGGCGAGCACCGTCTCGCGCATGACAATAAAGCTGTCGATGTAGGCAAGCAGCTCGTCGGCGCTGCCCTGGAACGTTTTGATGGTGGTGGCCACCTGCTCGTTGATCGATTCGAACGCGGCGCCGTAGCGCTGCTGCAGAAAGTATTTCGAGGCCTTCTCGATGGCGTCCTTGTCCTCAAGGTTCCACCAGCGCGGGTTTTGCAGCTGCTGAATGCGCTCGCGCACGTCGGCCAGCGTTTGATCGCTGAGCAGGTTGGTGCCGATGTATTTATCGAGCGCCTGCACCTTGGTGATGAAGGGCTGGATGGCACCGAGCAGCTTGCCGTCGACATCGCCCGAGGGGGCGAAGTTGCCCAGCATGGCCTGCTGCACATTGGCCGGTGCGGCGGCGACGTTGCGCAGGCTGTTATCGAACTTGAAGCCTTTTTCGTCTTTGGCAAAGATGTTGACCAGCGCGGTGATGCCAGCGACCACAGCGCCGATGGGGCCGAGCGCACCGGCGATCTGGCCCAGGCCGGAGAGGATGCTGCCGCCCATGATGCCGCTGATGCCGCCGCTGACGCCGGCGAAGATGGAGCCGATGCCCTCCATCAGGCCGCCACCGGTGCCGAACAGCGAGCCGAGCACGTTCTGGAAGGCGCCGGATGCGGAGGCGCCGAAGGCACCGGCACCACCGAACAGGCTGCCGAGAATGCCCAGGCCACCGGCGCCGCCCGAGCCCGTGCCGCCACCGCCGAGAATGCTGCCGAAAATGCCCTGCAGGCCACCGGTGAGGCCGCCGACGATGGGCTCGATCATCGGGCGCAGCACCAGCGTCTCGAACATGCGCTTGAGCAGGTCGCGGGTGTTTTTGAACCCGGACATGATCCAGTTGCTGATGTCGTTGCCGATGCCTTGCCAGACGCTCTTGAGATCGTCCTGCATCTTCTTGGCTTGCTCAATCACGTCCTTTGAGCCGAGCAGGCCATTGCGCTCGCGCAACAGATCGATCTGCGCGGCGATTTCTTCGGCCGCTTTGGCATCCTGCTCGGTGAGATAGCCGGTGGCCTTGGCCGCCTCGTAGGTGACCAGCTTTGATTGCAGGCGTGCGATGTTGAGATCGTTCACCTGCTGCTCGGTCATGCCGAACGTGGTGATCTGCTCGCGCAGCTTCTCATTCTCGTCGGCCATGGCGCGTGTGCGATCGGCAGCGGCGCCGATCACCTGCACCTCAATGGCAAGCTGCTCGGATTGCAACTTGAGCATTTGTTCAAGCAGCTTTTTGTGTTCCTCAGCGGCCTTGTTGACCTTCTCGGTGGCGAGGTACTGTTCGAGCGCCTTGGTGACGGCGATCTTTTGTGCATCAGTGAATTTGACGGTGGTACTGGTCAAATCCTTCATCACGCTCAGCGCGTATTTCTGCCCCTCGGTGAGCTTGTCGCCCCCGTTGAGCATGGCGCTCTCGGCGGCCATGCGCTCGCCGATGGCGGCGATGATCTTGCTGTAGACCATGACCGTGGTTTCGCCTGCGGCCTTGGCATCACCGCCGAGGCCGGTGATCTGCTTGCGCACCTTGGCAAGCGTGTCGCCGTGCTCAGCGAAGTGGGCGGAGGCGCGGGCGGCGGCAGCAGCCGAGGCGTCGAACTCGGCCTGCAGTTTCTTTTGGAATTTCCCCGGATCCAGCCCCTTGTCCCACGCGGCGTTGAATTTGGCGCGCATCTCCTCGGCAAAGATTGCGGCCGACTCCGCCATCTGTCGGACGTTGGCATCAAACGGTGCCGCCAACGAGGCAAGCTTTGTGGCCAGCGCAGTGCTGTCAGCGCCCACGGCTACAAACGCCAGCCCGATCAATCTTGCTAAATCAATCGTGGTGTTGATAATGTCGGCCAGCATTGCCAGCCCGAGAGCGCCATTCTGCGCCCAGCGCTTGATGCTGCCATCGGCTGCCAGCGACTTGGTAGCTGCCAGCGTGCCGTTGGTCTCTGTCTGCGTTTTCAGTAGGACCTTGACGACGTCATCCAGCACCGGCACCAGCTCGGCGCCGACAACCTTCTTCCATGCCTCTTTGGCCATGGTGAGGCGCTTGATGTTCTTCTCTAGCTCGTCGGCCTGCAGCGCCTGGGCGGTGGTGGTTTTGGCGACCAGGTCGCCAGCTTCGGCGAGGTCCTTCATCAGCGGCAGCAGCTGGGCGCCGCTCTTGCCCATGATGATCTGCGCGGCGGCGGTTTTGCCGGCGCCGTCTGCGTAGTTGCCCATGGCCTGGGCGACCTTGGTGAACTGCTCCTCAGTCTTGAGGCCTTGCAGATCCTTGAGGCTGAGGCCGATGGCTTTGAGGCCCTTCTCGATCTCGTCACCGCCGGTGGCGACATTCTTCGCCAGCTTGGTCATGCCGCCTGCGACGGCCTCCATGTCGGTGCCGGCCAGCTTGGCCACGCCACGAATGGCGCTGAGGCCCTCCACCGATGCGCCGGTGACCTCGCTCATCGATTTGAGGGCGGCCTGCGCCTCCATCGTTTGCTTGGCCAGGCTGACAAAGTAGGCACCAGCGCCGATGGCGCCTGTGGCCACCGCGCCGAGCACGCCGACGACGGCGAGTGCCGGGCCTTTGGTGAAGCTGTCGAAGACGCCAGCAGACCATGCAGCTTTGACCTGGTCTGCCGACTTGCTGAGCTCGTCCGCCTTGCCCTTAACGGTGGCCATGACAGCGCTGGCGCGGTCAATGGCGGTTAGCTCGATGACGGCCTTTTCGCTCATGCGTCAGCCCTCGCCCGTGCCGCCGACATTGCGCCGCGAGTTGATGAGCTCGTGGTCGATGATGTCAAACAGCTCAAGCTCGTGCGGCGCCAGGCGCTCGCCGCTGCGCTGCTCCCATGCGTCGATGTCAGCCCAGGTGAGCGGCCCGATTTGCATGGCTGGCTGCGCACGGTGGCGAATGGCGTGATACCACTCGACAACGTACAGAAGATCAGGCGGGCAACGCGGGATGGCTTCGAGCTCGGCACGGGCACGCGCGCTGCCGCTTTTGGCGGCGCCTTGCAGGTGCTGTAGCTCGGTGATGCCATCGTCGTCGGCGCGGCTTAGTTCGAAGCTGCGGCGGAGGTAGGCGCGGAAGGCGGCGAGGATGCCGAGGCTGTCGTCGCCGCTGCCGGCGTCTGCGCTGGCAGCGCACCCGGAAAATTTGCCGGGTTGCCAATCCACGCGATCATCGGGTCGCGCAGCAGGTCCGCCATGTTCGGGTCGGTCACGGCGTCGCGGATGTTGTTGGCGGTGATGGGCTGGCCGCGATAGCGCACCAGCGGTGATGCCTCAATAAATGCCGCAACCAGCGTATCGGTAGCGACGGCATCGGCACGCGCTGGGTCAATCGCCTCCTCCTGATCGCCCTTGGCGATCAGATGCGCAGTGGCGCGGCGATGCTTTTTGAGCGCGGCTTTGCACTCGGGCGATTTGTCCGAGCGCACGCGGATCCATGCGCCGGGGATAACTTCGCGTTCGCCCGTGGGCATGCGCAACGGCATCACCGAGCCTTGCTGTGTGGCGGCGACGGTGGCGGCGCCGAGTTGGTCGAGATCAATCACTTAGATTCCTCCTGTGAGTGAGCCCGGCCGATCTGCGAAGGAGGAGGACGCAGACCGGCCGTGCCCGGTTGTCGCGCCGTGGGATTACGGTGCGAGAGAGTCTTGGATGGCGACGACGCTGGTTTGCGTGCCTGCTGTACCAGCGCTGTTTTCGATGGCGTCGAACGTGTAGTTCTTGGTTTTCGAACCTTTACCGCCTGCCTTTTTGGCATCGGTGAGGCGCAGGCGCTGCAACGTGAAGGCAACAAAGTCAGCGGCGGCCGTGGTGTCGTTGACAAGCACGAGCACAAGCGCGAGGTCCTGCTCGTTTTTGTACTTGTTGAACAGCGCCTGGTCTTCCCACAGCACGGTCATGCTGCCGGTGGGCTTGACGATGGTGCTGGCAGCAAATGGGTAGCTGGTGGTACACACGGTGGCTGGCATGTCCAGCTCGACCGCAATCGTTACGTCCAGCTTGGTGACCGTGGCAACGGCTACGCCGTCGAGGCACAGCTTTGCATACGCGACCGAGCACACCGATGTGGAGGCCTCAGCCGTGGGCGACGCAAAATAGGCGCTGGTGGCCGTGGGGAAGCTGCCGAGCCCTTTGAACGCGATGTCGATGGTGGGCTGCGCGTTGGGAGCGACGCTGATGGCAATCGATTCGACGCGTGCATCGGGCATTTGCTCGCTCTGCGCGATGTCAGACTGCCAGTCTTCCAGATAGTAGTAGTGATCGGCGTGGCCGGACGTTGGCACCTTGACCTGCTTGCCTTTGACGACGCAGGTGACGCTGTCGCCGGACGCTTTGGCAACCAGCGCAACACCGTCAAGCGGCTCGCACGTCATGACGGTGGCGGTGACGCTGACAATGCGGAAGTTGTGCGAGTTGTTGGCCGTGGCCGTCGTGGTCCAGCCCGTCCAGCTGACGATTTGGCCAGCGAGGAAGCCGTCACTCAGGTAGCTGCCTGAGGCGCGCGTGAACGTACCCGCCGGCGCTGCGGTGACGGCGGCGGTGATATTGGTTTGTGCGCCCGTGGTGGGTGCAGTGGCGAATGCGCCCAAGCAGATCGACTCATAAAACGGCGCGTGGGTGCCGGGGGTGACGTAGTCCTTGTAGGGAAACTCCGTCATGCCCAAACCGAGGCGCGGCGCTGCGGGCATGCGATCGGAGCGGATCTGGTTGTTCTCGATTTTCGGCCGGTTCAGATTGACGCCGGCGACGTCTTCGAGACGACGCAGAATTTGACCGCCGGTGCCGCTGTACACACCGACGCCAGATTGCCGCTTGTAGCGGATGGTCGAGAAGGAGCCTGCTGCGACTGTCATGATGAAATCCTTGGTGCGCGGTTAGCGAGATTGCGCAGGGTTGCCCTGCGGCGTGATGTAGAAAACGGTGAATTCCTGCGTGATCGTGTAAAGCGGCTTGTCGCCGTCGGTCTCAAGATCAAACAGGCTGCTGCCGGGCTCGATGCGCTTGACGCCAGCAATGACGGCAGTAGCAAGCGCCGATTCAATGAGCGCCATCGCGGTATCGCCAGCGGCGTAGTAGCCACTGGCCGACTTTTGCGTGTAGTGCACGTTGATGCGCAGCTCGCGCTCAAGGTACGCCGAGCCAATGCCGCCGCCGAAACTGGCAACGGCCTGCGATTCGCTGACCTGACTCAACTCAATGAACGGGTACTCCGCCGCGTCCACCGCCTGCACACGCTCGTTGAACACGCGCGAACCCGCCGCCGTGCCAGCAGCAGCCAGCGCCGCAGCGATGCCTTCGCGGATGGTGGTGCGGATGTGGGGCATGGTTAGGCGGCGTGGAGGTAGAGGGTGGACATGCCGGTGTTGTCGGGCTCGCGGCGGTGGACGGTGTAGGTGGTGCCGTTGACGATGAGGGTGCGGTCGTTCGGTGGGGCGGGCACGGCGGCGGTGAGGCAGCGGAACTGCGGGCCGGTGCTTTCGAGCTCGAGGCCGCCGATCTGCTGGTCAACGCTGCGGTTGTCGAACACCCCGACGATGGGCGCACCGTTCATGGTGGCCGTGCAGTTGCTGAAAGCGGCCACGACGGCCGCATTCAGGTCTGCTTCGAGGGTGGCGAACGACATGCGGCGTGAGCCGATCTAGCCGAGCAGTTTGATCTGCACCGTGGTGACGCCGTTGCCCGCTGCGGCGAACGCCCAGCCCGCCAGCGTGTTGCCCGCACTGGTCAGCGTGAAGCGGCTGTTGGTGTTGTCCCAGTACAGCGCGGCGCCCTGGGTGACGACATCGGTGGAGAGCTTGGCAGCAGACCAGACGCCGGTGACGTGCAGCACGCCGGCGGTGTTGGCTGCGATGGCGTCCTTGGCGACGCCGACGCGGGTGCCGATGAGTACGACTTGACCCGACGTGATCGCCGAACCGCCAGCCGTGTAATCGACGGTGTTGCCGCCGCTGATGTAGTTGGTTGCCATGAGTGTGTCCTTGACTGTGGTTTGTGTTCAGCCTGGCGGCGCGCGCGGGTGGCCCGTTGCGCGCTGCGTGGGTTGGTCGGTGGGTTAGGCGCCCGGGTTTTTGTACAGAGCGCGGTAGTCGAGCGGGTTGGCGCCTGCGTCCATGCGGACCTTGAACTCGACGCCGTCGATCGTCCAGCCGTTTTGCTGCTCGAGCACCGGCTGATCGTTGCCGTCGAGGTAGTCCACCGTGATGGTGTCGTACTGCGACGGATCACCCGCCATGTACCAGGCGTTGGCGCTGTTGGCGTCGAGCCGCGGGTCGGAGATGGTTTCGAACAGGCCGCGCACGAAGTTGGGCGTGGTGTTGTTCTTGGTGCTGGCACCGACCTCGAACTCGCTGTTTTGCACCACCAGCGCGGCGCCGCGTTTGCTGACCGGGCAGAGCAGATAACGCGGTTTGATGTTGAGCGTGTTGCCGTTGTCGGCTTGCAGCGCCATGGCGGCCATGGCTGCATCCACCGAGGTGGTGCTGATGGCAGTGCCCGAGGCGGCAAGGTTGTTGCGCGTGCTGTGGAACAACGCGGCGCCGTTGAAGGTGACCGGCGCGGTGATCAGCGCGTAGACCAGGTCGCCCAGCTTGCGCATGGCGGCGCGGCCCATGAGGCGCGGCACTTTGGTGAACGCCTCAAGATCATCGTTGATGATGGCCGCACGGTTGATGTTGAACATCTTGCCGTAGGTGTAGAGGATGCGCGTGGCGCCGTGCTCGCCGATGCTGGCGTATTGGTATTCCTTGCCGGGCAGGATTTGATCGAGCGCGGGGAAGGTGTTGAGGCTTGCGGTTTGCGCTTGCTTGAAGTCGGGCAGCGTGCCTTTGTTGGTCCAGAGCTGGAAGGTTTCTTCCGTCTCGTTCCAGCCCATCAGCATAGCTTTGTTGGCCACGTTGGCGAGCAGCAGCGGGAAGTCGCCCGAGCTGTGGGTGAACGCGGCGGCGACCTTGGCCATTTTGTCCATGCCGCGCGTGTTGACGCCGCTGCGCTCGAGGCTGGCTTGCGCCATGTCGAGCAGCGTGTCTCCGCGGTAGGGGTTGGTGGTGTCGTTTTTGGCGAGGCCGGCGCGGATTTCAAGCGCGAGCGACATGCCGGCGCGGCGCTTGTCGCCCTCATCCTCAACGGTGCCGATGCGCGTGGTGCCCTGGATGGGCTCGGCGCCTTTGCCCAGCACGTCGAGCAATTTGGCGTTGGCTTGCTCCGGCGTGCAGGAGACATCGGCCAGGCAAGCGGCTTGCGCCTCGGCGACGCCGCTGCGGGTGGCAAACTTGGCAAACGCGGCGGTGATGTCGTCGCGGCGCTTGGCCTCGGCCGCGATGCCTTCGGCTTTAGCTTTGGCTGCAGCCGCTTTGATTTCGTCAGGTGTCATGGTGGATTGCTCCGTGGGTTGGGCGGCGGCTGCCGCAGGAAGGGGGGGCGCCTTGGCGCTGATGCGCTGCGCAAGGGCGGCGGGGAGGCGGGTTTTGTCGAACCGTGCAAACGATTCGGCGCTGAGCGAGGCGGCGACGGGCGTGGCCTCAATCACGTCGGTAACGAAGCCTTCGGCTTTGGCTTCGGCGGCGGTGTACCAGTGGTCAACGCCGTCGGTAAGCAGCGCCATGATGGCGTCGCGCGGTTTGCCGCTGGCGGTGACGTAGCTTTGCGCCATGGCCTCGGCGTACTTGTCGAGCACGTCGGCCTGCTCGCGCATGTCGGCGCTGTTGCCAACGGCGAGCGACCAGGGCGCGTGAATCATCATGAGGGCGTTATCCGCCATGTGGCGGACATCGGCGGCCATGGCGATGAGCGATGCAACGCTGTAGGCGGCGCCGTCAACCGCGACGGTGACCTGCGCGGGGTGGCGCTTGATGGCGTTGTAGATGGCGATGCCATCGGTGACGCTGCCGCCGTAGCTGTTGATGCGCACGGTGATTTCGGTGGCGTCGATCGCGGCGAAATCCTTGACGAAATCCTTGGCGGCGATGGTGTCGCCATACCAGCTCTCGCCGATGTCGCCGTAGATCATCACCTCGGCGCGCGTGGGCGCGTCAGCGGATGCGGCAGCCGATGGGCCTCGCGACGCGAGGGCTCGGATGGAGTACCAAGGGTGTTTCATGCCGCACAGTTTTGCGCGGCGGCTTTGCAAAAACTACCCGAGAATTTGCAATTTGTGAGGGCTAGTGCGTGCAGGCCTGGCGGCGATGATGGTGAGCAGGCGAACTATCATCAAACTTGATCTGCCTCTGCAAACAGCGCATCCACTTCGGCGTCAGTCCAGCCGAACGCCTGCTGCACAATCGCCACCAGCGGGTGATCGCGCCGGGTTTCCGGGAACCGTAGATACAAATCAAACTCGCGTTGCTGGCCTTCTGGCAGTGCGGCGCGAATGGCGTCAAGTTGCGCGGTGAGCCCGCGACGTTCAATCGCGATCAGCAGGCCAGCGGTGGGCACGCGAACAATTGGCTTCGGCGCTTTCAACGCTGCGATCTCGGCCCGCAGCGCGTTTACTTCGGCATCAAGCGCAGCGACACGGGCCTGATCGCCTTCGCGCTCGCCGGTGAGGCGCTGCACGTCGGCCTGTGCGGCGCGCAGTTCGGCGTCTTTCGATTCGGCGAGGGCGACAGCGGCAACACCGATCTTGCCGATGATTCCGTCAAGGTCAATGCCCTTTTGTCCAAGCACCGACACCGGCTGCGCGTCGCCCTGCGCCGTTGACACAACTTTGTCGCCGTCCTTGAAAACGACGTTTTCGTAGTAAGCAATTCCCTGCAATACATTGGGCGCCGACCACACAACAAGCATGGTCGGACGAATCTCTTGAACGATTGCCATCAGTGATATTCCCAGTTCGTGCCGTCAGGCGTGTAGACGCTGCACTTGGTTGAGCCGCCGCCGGTCACTGCGGCGCGATATGCAGGAGATGCCGCGCTGTCGGTGACAGCGGCCATAGAGTGCGCAGCCACACCTGTTGGCAGCGTGGCGACGGTGTAGCTGCTCAGCGTGATGACTCCGCCGCTGCTAATGAGGGAGCGCAGCTTGAGGTCTCTGAAGCTGCCGGTAGCGCCGATAGCAACTACATTTAGCTGCACTCCACCCGTGTCAATGAACCCGACATTTCCGGATCCAAACGCAACACCTGTAGGGAAGTACCATTGCGATCCGTTGTACACGATGTCAAATGCTGAACTGACGGTGAAACCCAGCTTCATGATGTAGCCAGCCGTCCCACTAAAAACCGAAGTGCTAACCGTCAGTTTTTTATTGGCGGAATCAAACGTCAGGTCGCTTGATCCGGCAAACGCGCCTGCGTTGTTGTACTGGAGCTGCCCCGATGATCCGCCAGGAGAGCCGCCCGAGGATGCGACTGACTGCCCATTGGCTTTTTGGTAGCCGGTGCAGCGCCAGTTGCCTGAACCTAGACTGACAAAGTAGGCAACGTCACCCGCAGCGGTGGTGATGCTGGCGCCTCCAGGCAGGATCAGCGATGTGGCGTTGTGCGTGAGTGTGAGCGCGCCACTGAATTGCACAACTCGCTCCGCACCCGCAGCGATGGTGCCCAGCGCGGTGATCGTCGTGGTGCCGCTGACGATGACGCTGTTTGACGTGGCGGCGCCGATGTTTGTGGTGGCAGCGCTGGCGATGGTTTGCGTGGCGGACCAGTTGAGGGCGCCGGTCAGGGTGTCGCCAGCTTTGGCGACGCGTGCCGTTGAGTCAACCGCGTTGATGGTGATGTTGGCCGTGCCATCGAATGCGACGCCGTTGATGTTGCGCGCGGTCTGTAGTGCCGTCGCAGTGCCGGCGTTGCCGGTGATGTTGGTTTGATCGCCGGTGTTAGTGCCGGTGCTGTTGCCAGAGCCTGCCGGAACTCCAAGTGCGGTACGCTGAGCGGCAGCATCGGCGGCGGTGAGCACGGCGCGACCTGCGGCGGTGCTGTCGCTGATCTGCGATGCAGTGTGCGTGTGCGTTGTTGGCGTGCGCGCGTCGGTCAGGCGCGAGTCGCTGCCCTTGACTACCTCGCCGCTGGCGGCGTCGCCCGATGCCGCGACGTTGAGCGGCGCTGCTGTGCCGAGCGTTGGCTTGCCGGTGAGGTCGGCGTAGGCTCCGGACGTGGCGACGGCAGCCAGGCTTGATTCAAGCGCGTAGCCGGTGTGTGGGTCTGCGGCGGCGACGTGGGCGGCGAGCGCGTTGCTGGCAGCGGTGGCGACGGCGGTATCCGCCGCGGCCTGCGCGGTGCTGACGGGCTTGCTGGCGTCACTCGTGTTGTTGACGTTGGACAGACCGACATCGGCGCTGGTGAGCACGACGGGGCCGGCGCGACCGTTGACGCTGTCGACGGCACCACCGCTGCCGCCAGTACCAGGTATACCCTGCGGCCCGGACGGCGCGAACTCAATGACATCGACCTCGCGGGTGCCGCTGACGATCTCGCTCCCAAAAACTTCGATGACTTCCATGCTCATCGGGTGACCTCGGGCACGATCCAGCACTCACCCTGCAAAAAACGACGCACTGCAGCGGAGGGCGGCACTAACTCTAGATCCCAATAGCCTAGCCGGTAGGCTGGGCGGCCTTTGTGCAGGCCGCATTGGGCAAGTGACTCGGACCAGAGATCGCGCGTCTCGGTGTCGGCGACCACCGGCGTGATGGTGCCGGCAGCGCCACCGAGGATGATCTTGCCGTTGGCGGTTGTCCAGTCAGCCAGCGGCGAGCCGCTGGCGGTGATGGAGCTGCGGATCTGTGCTCGCGCGGCGTAGCCGGTCAGGTCCACAGGCGTGAGCACGCCGGCGTTGTCGCGAATGCTCCAGCGCCATTGGCAGGTGGTGGCGTCGAGGCCTTGGCCTGCGAGGAGGATGAGGTTGTATTGACCAGCCATGCTGCTCTTACTCCGGTGACGACGCGACCGCTTGCACCAAACTGGCGGCGATGCGATCGGCGATTTCGCGCGTTTGGGCGGCGGGGTCGGCCGGTTGGGCGCCCTGCTCGCTTGGATCGGCCGGGTTGGCAGGGTCGGCGTTGTCGTCCGGTGCGGCTGCGGCGGTGCCACTGCCTTTTTGGTTGGCCCAGTTGCTGCTGAAGAGCAGGCCTTTGCTTTCGGCATCCTCACGGAAGCGCTCGATCTGGCGCAGGACGTCCACGGGGTTGAGCCCGCGTTTGCGGATGATCTCGACCTCGCTGGCGAAGCCCGCTTGCACGAGCTTTTCCATGGCGATGGCTTCTTTGGCCGGGTCGATCCATGGCATTTGGGCGCCGAGGTAGAGGCAGTCGTTAACGGTGAGCGGGTCAACGTCGTTGGGGGTTTTGGCGACGCCGGAGAGGTGGGCGGCGGTGACGAATGCTTCGTAGACCGGGCGGATGATTTGGTCGACGGCCTCCTCGGTGAGGACGGCGTAGTTGGCCCATTGCTCGACCAGCTCTTGCCGTTGGGCGCTGTAGGTGCCGTCGTACTCGCGGCTGATGCTGCTGAACGATGCGCCTGCACCTGCGGCGACGGCGCGGAGCTGGCCGCTGCGCCAGGTGACAAGGCCTTGATTGGGGCGCTTGCTGTCAATGAGGCCGATCTCCTCCCCGATCTGCAGGGTGTCGATGATCATGCCCGGCTGCATGGCGGTGGGGCGGCGGATGAGGTTGCCCTCGGCGTCGCGCTCGTACTGCGTGGGGTCGGGGTCGGGGCCGCCGTTGCGTTTGACGTAGGCGGTGAGGCTGGCGGCGACTTTGGCGGCGATGCGCTCGCTCTCCTCGTAGTCTTTCAGGTCGTCAATGCGGGTGAGGATGCTGGCGAGGTCGCTGACGCCGCGCAGTTGGCCGATGCGGTCGAGCGTGGCGTAATGCAGGACGTTTTCGTAGCCAATCTCGCGCAGATCCGCAGGGTTGACGAGGACGCGGTTGTAGCCGTCGCGCGGGTCCTGCTTGTGGACGTAGATGTGCGTGGGGCGGCCCCAGCCGTTGCGGCGCACGCCTTGGGTGATTTGCTTGGCGAGATCGGTGTAGCTGATGGGCACCATGTCGCGCTCGAATAGCTCAAGGCTGAGCGGGACGCGGGTGCCGTGGTCGAGCTTTGGGATGTTGCCGATGAGCAGTTGCGCCCAGCTCTCGCCGTCGCGAAAGCGCGCCTGCGCCATGAGGCGCTGCACTTTGGCGAAGCTGAACCGGTGGGTGACCTCGGGCGTGCGGCAGAAGTCGCGCCAGGCCTGGGCGAGCTTGGCGGCGTATTCGGTGTGCAGCGTGCCATCGCGGCGCATGGGCTGCGGGTCGATGCCGACACCCTGCGCGCCGATGGTGTTGACGGTGAGGGTGCGAATGATGCCGCGCGTGAGGTCGTGGTTGCGCTCGAGGTTGCGTGCGATGTTGGCGATGGCGTCGGCGCCCTGCTCGACGAGCTGGTTGGGGGATGGGTTGCTGCCGCCCTTCCAGGCGCGCTGGTGTGAGGGCTTGGCGGCTTCGTAGTTGGCGAGGACGTCAAACGCGCGGCGCGCGGCAAGGCGGCGCGTGGCGGCGTGCGGCGCGAAGAAGGCGAGGAAGCGGTCGAGTGCGTTGGCGGCCATGGGGTGCGGCGTTATTGCTGGCCGAAGGTGGCGACGGAGTAGCCAAGGCCGCCCATGGTGGGCACGCGGTTGGTGGCGGCGTTCTCGACGTTGACCTTGGCCTGCCATTCACGGCGCCCGGCCTGGATGAATTGGAGGTCGGCCTTCTTCAGCATTCGGTCGCCGAGGCGGTATTCAGCGCCGGAGAGAACGGCGGTTTCTGCGGCGATATAGGCCGCAAGCATGTCGGTGGCAGTGCTCATGCGGGCAGGGTAGCGGGTGGGCTTTGCAAAAACTACCCGAGAATTTGCAAAGTTAGTTCGCTTTGTCCGGATGCGGCACGTGAACCGGCAGGCCGTCGACGCGGATGATGCGCCAGGCGGCGATGGTGCTGGGCGCGATGTTGTTGATTTGTGCCTGCGCCTCCTCCGGGGTGTTGGCGCCAATACCGCACACGCCCCAGCTTGCAGAGCCCCAATCTGCGTACCGGATCACCAAAAAAACTTGGTGCAGACATCTACCGGCGGCACAACAGTGGCAGCCATAACGTGTGGGCCCGGTGCGTCGATCATGATTTCCTCACTTTGCATTCAGTGCGTTGTAGAACGTGCCCAGGCTGATGGCGAACTCGGCGAGCACGACGTCGCGCGCCTTGGTGGGGCCCAGGGTGCTGATGATCTCGGCGTGGCGCGCGCGGATCTGCGCGTAGCGTTCGGTGGCGCTGGGCGCTGGGATGTAGACATCACGCCCACCCATGCGGCGGCGCAGGATGCGCACTACCGCGGCGGCAATGGGGGCGGCGTAGGCCTCTTTGTAGCCCACCTCTTCGCGCAGGCCTTCGGTGACGACGTTCTGCAGCTCGGTGGCGTGGTCCTCCTCAATCGCGGGGGTGCGCGGTTTGACGGCGACGGCGTGGGCTTGGCTCATAGGCGGCTGCTCCATTCTGGCTTGGCAAAGGGGGATGTGGGCGCGGCGGTGGGGGCCGGGCGGGGGGTGGTTGGTTGCGCAGCAGGAAGCACACCGGGCGCAGTGGCGGCGATCGGTGCAGGCGGTCGCTCAGCGCGGCTGACCAGATCCTCAGGCGGGCAGACTTTGGCGCGCAGGGCGGCCCATTGCGCCTCGCGCATTTTGTGCAGGCCGAGGTAGTGGGCGGCGGCGAGGTTGTAGACGTAGAGGTCGAGGCCTTCGTTGCGCTGGTTCTTCTTTTTGTGCCACTCGACGATCTTGTGACCTTTGCTGAGGCGCGCGACGCGGTATTCGGCGGTGATCTGTTCGAAATCGTCGTCGCTCAAGTCGGCGGCGAAGTGGGCGGCGCCGGGGCCGGGCTCTTTGAGCAGGCGTGCGGCGATCCAGTCTTTCGCGGTGTCGGTGCCGATGATCCAGACGAGGGCGCCGTGCTTTTCCATACGGCCGCGCCAGTTGACGTCCGCCTTGCTCGGGCTGGTGGCAAGGATGCTGCGGCCGGGGCGGCTGGCGCCTTTGATGGCGTAGATGTGGCGGTGCTTGCGGTGGCGGCAGAAGTTGTACACATCCTGCGTGTGGTGGCCGCCGCTGTCGACAAACATGGCGGCGACTTGGTGTGCGGGGTGGCCGTCGGCGCGCGCGTAGCGAACAGTGCGGTGCAGTTCGTCGAGGGCGGACCACACGGCGTCCTCCGCGGGGGAGCCGCTGAGGATGCGCTTGTCGATGATGGCGTGCTCCATGCCTTCGCCCCAGGCGATGGC